TCCAAATTAAATTTCGGGTGGTCGGCGGGTTCGTTTTATCATGGCCGGCCACCCCCGCCACATCTGCCAGAATCTGACGAGCCGTGAAGTCCGCCTTACGAGCATTAAAGGTTGCTTCTGTCGCAATGACATCGTTGTCGCAATACTCAGCAACCTTAGTCCAAAGCTCCTCCGGCACAGGCTTGTCCCAAGGCAGACCAAGTTCCTGATGGTGAATACCCAGTTCAATCTCGAACTTCTTAAGGGACTGCTTCTTACTGGAAAAGTCATACACATCCGTATACGACACATTATAGGCTTCGCCAAAGAAGCAATTTGCGCTGCCGTTGATGATCTTTGTCGAGAGATTATAAAGCTGTTCGTTCGTATACCCCATCAGCCGAGCATAGAGAATATGGTTGTCGTATCGACGGCAGTTGAAGCCAACCAGACGGAATCGCATCAGCTCTTCAATCTCAGTCGGGGTAGGGTTAATCATACGAACCACCGGCTTACCCTCGCCCTCGATTTTCCAGTTCACCAAGAACAGGTTCGGAAATACCTCAACATCATAGAACACGAGCTTGGCATCATCATTTTTTGCTCCTGCTGACTGGTCTGCGGACTTAAACTGCATCTTGTTTACCAACTTGATACAGTAATCCGCCTGATGTGTGCTGCTCGCTGCAAATGCCAAGACAGCATTGCGCATATCAGTCACGTCATAATTGAGTCCGCTTGCATAAGCATCCTCAAGAATCTTGTAAATGAAGTCGATACTGGGCTTTGTTGCTGGATGGTACTCCTTGTTCAGATTTCGCTTGATTTGCGTTCTAAGCCCTTTCTCGCTCTTCACTCCTTCAAAATTTATCACTTGTTTTTCTCCTTTCAGTGGTAAACCCGAGTTGATCGTTGCGATAGGCAGATCATTACACTTTGTCAGCTTTCTGCGCAGCGAGCTTTTACCGGTGAAGACCTTCACTTCAATATGATCGTCATACACTCGGCTGAGCTTGCTGACATCACCAGCATAAATATAATGAAGGTGGATGCCCTGACCGCTTTTGCTGAGTTCAGCATAGGTCGGCGGCCATTTACTCGCTTCTTTAAGATTCAGTTCATACGACTTATTGCCGTCCTTATCCTGAATATCAAAGTCGATAACAATGTGGTTCTCCGGGACTTTCACATAATGCAATCTTGATGTCGTCAAGTTGCTTAGCTTAGTTGAAACTTCATCCCATTTGGAAGTTGGTGTCTCTTTAGCCGAAGCATACTGAGCAGGACAATCTGCGCATTCTCTATCGAAGACCGATTTCTGTTTTAAGAATTCGATCAGTTTATGCTCAGGCTCGTCTTGTTCAGTGAGCGTCCTATCCTCGAATTTTTCGGTTCGGAAGCCAATGTAATAACTTCGCACACGAGTTCCGTCATCGAGATTGAACCTCTCCTTGTAATCCCGGAAGTAGTTTTTCAGTTCCTCCTTAAATATCCTCTGAGAGAACGGAAAGGTAACTTTTGCCTCATCGCAATAGGTTTTATACATCTCCCACGAGGCTTTGAGAGTTGTCCCGTCTTCTTTCTTGAAGACATGGTAAGAATCAATAATGAAGTTATAGAAATCATTAGATGCACCGAGCATCGTCACAGGAATATAATCATCGTATCTGCCCGGATTCTCCAGATAGACTTCCTGGCAATGATAAGCAATTGCACCGAGTTCAAATTCGATCTGCTTTGTCACCGCCTTGTATTCCTTTGGACTCAATTTATTTCCGGAAGGGGACACATCGATCAATCGTCTGATAAGACCTGACTTTGCGTCCGTAATCTTGACCGGTTTATTGGTGCCCATGAACAGGAAGCACTTGAAGCGGTTTGCGTAGGTCGATTTGAACTTTTCATTTACTGTCATCAGCTCGTGAGAAACCAAACTATTCAGTCGAGTGTTATCCTCAATACGAGACAGATCACCATCATGCTGAATCGCCACAAGCGGATTCGTCTTGAATGCCTCCAATGCAAAGGAGTTACTGGATGAACCCAGTGCCTTAGCGTCAAAGACCGAGTAATATCCCTCAAAGAGCTGCTGAATAATATTCAGAACCGTAGATTTACCCGTACCTGCTGCACCATACAGAACCATAAATTTCTGCAATTTCTTCGACTCTCCACAGACAATAGAACCAATAGCCCATTCAATTTTCGTTCGCTCTTCTTCAGAGTAAATTGTGGACATCAACTTATTCCATGCATCCGTGGTCCCTTCCTCAAGAGGATAGTTCAGCCGCTTACTTGCATAGTCTTTTTTGTTCGTCGGAGTATTGGAGAATATAAGTTTCTCATCAAGCATGTGGAAAGAGTCTCGCATCTGCTTTTGACAGTATTTGTGCCACGAATCGATCATTCCGGATTCGGAATCCCACATGTGCAGAACTTTAATACTTGAATCAAAGTTTTTGCGGTTTTCCTCTGCATACTTGTCAAGTTCCCGGTCAATAAGCTGGAGCGCATCTTGCTCATCCGTAGACCATAAACCTCGGTCTTCTAACCAAATGGCATAGAAGTCACCGCCTCTAATCATCAGGTCGGAGCTTTTCTTAATGATAAACTTCGGATAGATTTCTATTACACCACGCTTCGTACTACGGGTCGAAATCATTAAAAAGTCGATCATCGAAGTTCTTTAGTCTCCTTCCGTTTTTCTAAGCTCCTTGATTTCGTTTTTAAGGTTCCCGATCTCGTCACGCATACTGCGAATCTCCAAGTCCTGGATAAGCATGTGCACAGTCATAACCGTGGCGACCATGACGGTGCTGCGATTGAAAGACCTCTGTTTTCTGAGTGTCTTAGCAAACACACGCATCGCAGTTTCGGAGCAGCGAAGACTTCCGAAAATATAACGAATCATTTCATCCATGTTTCTTTTCTCCTTTCATGTCGACAAGAAATTGATCGATCGTTTCAAACTTCCAAGCCTTCGGCTCTCTCAACGAAAATATAAATTCCTGTCCGTTGGTTTTGCGAATTCGAATGCTGTTTTTACCATTTGGGAAGTATTCTTTTACCTCCTTTGCCTGGTCGGGTAAGCATGTCTGAAAAAACCCGTACACTTGCGTATGAATCATGATAATTCTCCTTCATAGGATGCTGTCCAAATACCAATTCATCTGCCACCAGATTTCAACAGTTCTCATGTCATACTTGCAGCGTTCGACGGTAAACAAACCGCCTTCGCCATTTCGCTTGTATTTGCGGTTCATAAATCGAGATATTACATCGTCCGTATACGCCGCATCAAATCGAGAATCACTCATCGACCCTAAACCCAGACTGACAATCATGTTCCAGAACCACTGTCCCATGCGGTTACCGATATCCGGGTCGGTCATAATATGTTCTTCGCAACGAAACGCTAAGGCAATAAGCATCTCCAATACACTGCAAGGGCTGTTGTCCAGATAACTGGCAATCGTAGAACCCTCGTATTCTTTTTCATAGCCAAAACGATATCGGAGGTCTATCCCATCTTCTGCTCGATTTCCATCCATCGGCAGCATATATTGAAAATCAATATTGTGCAGATGACGGAGAAGCTTCTGATAAGACAGCCTCCGGCTATATCGTTCGTTGCATACGAGCTGACACATCCACTCAAAATATTCATTGTTCAGCTCAATTTCAGTCATTCGATCCTCCTATTAGTAGTTGGAGCCTTCAGCCACATCGGAGAAAGAGCGATTGTCTCTGAGAATTTCATAATCGCATCTCAAGCGGTCATTACGAATAAAGACCGAATCGTCCTCATACTCTCCGAAGTGCTCAGCAAAGTCCTCACCAACGGTATCCTCAATATCCTCGACAACCTCGTCTTCGTCATCAGCGAGAACACCATCGCCAGCGTAATAAACCAGACTGATCTGCGTATAATTGTCATTCTCGCCGTAGTCGTCCGGAGAGATGACATAAGGTTCATTGGGCATAGGCTCATCCTTTTTTTCTTCAGTATTTTTCTTGCTATGCTCCGTGTAATTGGTATAACCCTCTTCCCGGAGCTTAGCTGCATAGTTCACCAGATCGGGTTTCAGCTTGGCAATATTTGCCTTATGCTGATTCTCTTCCTGCTTTTCATTGCTCTTTTCGCTCTTGGCAATATTGGTGTTTACTGGCTTTCTTTCGGCAAATGCCGCTTTCACAGAATCGATCTCTTCCTGTGCAATCTGCTCGTAATACCGTTTAAGGCAAAGCCATGTCGCTGCGGCGCCTACCGTGGCTCCAGCCAGAAACATGGCAAAACTGGTTTTACTCATCTTCGTATTCCTCCTCGTCAGTTTGAATTGTGACAACAGTAATGGCGAGACCTCCGAACAGCAATGCTGCACTTAGGAGAATCCCGCCAGTAATGTGTCTTTTCCGCCGACTGTCCAGCATGGCGTCGACGGTTGAGATGAAGTCATCCAAAATATCCATCATTTACTCCTTTCCACCAGAGAGAACAGCAATGCCTCCTACGAGACAAAGCCCTGCCATAGTGGAAAGAATGTACGAAAACAAAGCTTTCATTTTATGTTCTCCTTTCAGTCATAACTCGAAAAGTAGTGACAACACTCCTGAAACAAAGGCTCACCATACTTGCTGTATCCTCCGGCCATGAAGAACACACAATCGTAATTTGTCCGTTCCAAAAGTTCTTCTTTCACCAACTCGACAATCTCAGGCATGACATAACAGCGGTCAATTCTGCTGTTCCACATCACACTGAATTGATTGGGCTGATAAACAACATCGTACACAGTATCCGGGAAAGATGGATGATCGATACGGTTAAGGATTGTGTCGATAACCAATCGTTTTCCCAATTCTGTTTCTCCTTCAGCTTCACCCATGGTTACGAGTGCTATGAGGTCGATTTCCTCTTGTGTAAGAGGATAGTCTGGCTCTTTCTTCACCTCTGGTTCCAAATCAGGAGACTCCATCAGAAGATCCGCCATTATCACCGGCTCTGCCTCTGCAAGAACCGGATAGGATTGCCTAATCTCCGATGTTTCTTTATCTGTAGAGCGAACAACGCCGCATACCGCAAAACCGATGAAAAATATCATGCAGAGAACGGTAGCTATCGCTCGTGGTTTGATGTGCATTGCTAAAACTCCTTTACAATAAAATATCACCCCCAGTCCAAGTCTGAAGGTGATTGATTACATCTTTTCCCAGATGTTGCCCTCAACATTGAAGTCGAGCAGAAGTGCCGGCTCATGACGACCGTCTTCGGTCTCGCGCTCTACCTCAACGATGCGGAAATTAACATAGCCATCCGGGCCATCCTTTGTCCAGCCGACAATCTGACCAGCAGGAGTACGAGGAAGATCAAGATCGTCCAGAACCTCATTCAGGAAGAGGTGACCACGGGTCTGAAGTTTGTCATTTGCAAATGCCTGCTGTGCCTTGAGGAACATACGGTTATAATCGGGGTTGGTTTCATAGTTGCGGCTCTTGCTGTCGAAATATACAGCATAGTCGCTCTGGAGATTAGGATCAGCGACCATCACGGTCTTCTTAACCTTCTTCTCCTTGCCGGTCTCAGGGTCAACTTCGATTTCCTCGAATTTCTTCGCCTTGATGCCATACTTCAGTTCGGTATCGACCTGCTCTCCGAAGCGCTCGATGACACGACCGCGATATTCCTTGAAGCTCTTATCAATAGCGGCATAGGCAGCGCCAAGAGCTACATTGCGCTTGCGAAGAATATTGTTGGATGCCAGAATGCTGGTGATGGACAGAGTGCCGAGAATAATAGCAGGAGCATAAAGTTTTGCGAGCTTCATTCCGGTCTGGGCATAGACAACAACCGTGTCCTTCTTGCCGTCCTCAGTCGTATACTCCTGACCGTTGATTGCACCGGTTTCCATACCTTCATGAATGGTGTCGAGAGTACCCTTAGTTTCATCGAGAATCTCTGCTACCTTAGTGGTAGCCTTGCAAGCGAGAACGGCACTTACGACCGTACCGGCAATACCAGCCACAACGAGAATCTCGGGGCTGTGTTTCTTGAGCTTCATAACGGTCTTGGAAGCCATACCGTTCACGCTCTTCATGATTTCAGTCTTATTTTTCATGGTTTGTTATTCTCCTTTTCCGTTTTTAGAGTTGATTTCAGCACCACAGGCAGCGTATCCAGCCAAATCGACATAGCTGTCGTTCGTAGCCGTTCCTGTCCTGATTCGTGCGATCTTAAGAAGCGCCATCATCATGGCAACATCATTTGCGGTAAATTCAACGCCTTTATAGACGCTCCAGAAGCCTGCAATAGCAGTGAAGTTATCTTCCGGAGAGCCGTATTCGTTCTCTCTCTGCCCACATACGCAAGCCTTTGCTTTATCGAGAGTCTCAGATCTGGTCATCATCTGCATCCTCCTCATCTGTAGAAATAAACGGAATATAGTCACGCTTACGCTCCTTAGCAATTACCTGACAGCCGCACATCGGGCAATCAAATGTGTCATATAAACTTTCTTCGGAAGTAGAGCCAAAGGCAACTGCCAAACCAGTCTTTCCGTTATCACGAGCAATATAATGTCTCTCGATAATGGCATTGAATTTAGTGCCACAAATTTTGCATTCAAGCATTATTTTTCTCCTTTCAATTCAGCGGGATAGCACGAGGCAGTTTCAGAATATAACCATCTCGAACTCGTACCGCAGTTGCACCGCCAATGTTTGTCCAACCGTAGCGGTTCATAGTGAAATTATCATTGGGAACACGAGCGAGATCATAGAAATCGGACACGCTCACCGTTCCGTACTGACTGATAATATCGTTCATTGCATCGAGAACCGCTTCTGCATCTCCACGAGTATCGAAGAGAATATCATCATAGTCAGGTGTATTGCGTCTATTGCCGACGGAACCTGCACGCACTCTGTCTGTGCCTTGATCGTAGTAGTTCCGATAAGACACCTTAGATGCCGTTCCGTTTTTCTTGCTGCGACCTGCCTCGCCGTACAGAATCATGTCAATACCGGTAGTGACAATGTCAGAAATCGCTTTCTTGACAGCAGGCACAATGACCTCCATCAAAATATAAGATTTGACATTGTTTGCATCTTCTGCAATAAAGACATCTGCGAATTTTTGCATCTCGCCTTTTTTTCGAGTTTTTGCAGCCCCGGTAATAACCGCCTCGACTTTCTTTTCTGACTGTTGCTCCTGACGAGCCTTATCAGAATTAGATTTGTAATCTTCCACTGGGTGATCTCCTTTCTTATGCCGGAATCAGCTTACCGGGCAGAGTAATTTTTGTGTTCGGCATCAAGCCGTTTTCTTTTTTATATCGATAGGCGAGATTGCTCTTCGCTTTCGCTTCCGTCGGAGCAACAGTAGTTGCCTTCCAACGATGCTGAACGCAATCATCGAATCGCATAACAGGACCGTCATATTGATACTGCTGCATATTTTTTCCTCCTTTCGAGAGATAAAGAAAAAGGGAAAGCACCTTGTTACAGGTACTCTCCCTTATCCGAACTTCTCAAATTCGCATTTTCAGTTGTCTTCAGTGACAACATCGGATTCTTCCAAGATAACCGTCTTCTCCTCAGCAGCCATCTTCTTCTGCTCGATCTGGGCTTTGATATTTGCAATTACCGGCTTTGCTACATACTTGTAGACGACCACGCCTACAACTACGCTCAAGCCGATACCCGCAGCAATCTTTACGCCCTTGCTCAAGCCAGCGTTCTCGATAACCTCTTCGGTAGCTTCAACGACCTCGTTGTTCATAATCTCATTGTTGTTCATTGTGAAATCTCCTTTCAAATGTGTGAAATTGTGGAATGTTCTTCCATTAAATAAGTTGTAAATTTCGCGCGGTAGCTTACTGGTAGTCATAAACTGGAGCAACCTGATAATCAATCACCAGGCAGGGGGTACCGTTTGCATCCAACTGCGACGAGAACGCAAGGTCAATATAACCTTTATCAATGTTCCATCCGAGCATATCGCCCATCTTGGTTCCGTCCAAACCAAGTTCATAGTAGAAATCGTTCAGTGTGACATACATTTCATCACGCATTTGACGATTCAGTTCGTTCATGACTCTGGTAATCTTATCCCTGTCGGACTTGAAATATCTTCCCGACAGAACATCATAACAGATCGTATTGCCGCCGTTTTCGGTGAGAATAACTTCTCGAACGGGGTTCTTCACCATCTTGTCCTTTGACACAGAGTCTCGAATAGACTGTTCCTTTTTCTCGCCAATTGTCTCAACGACTTTTTCCTGATACTCTTTCAGAGTAGATTCCGAAAGGGTATACGCCGTTGCCAGAGCAGCATTCCGACGAAGATTAGTCGAACTTGCCCCAATCAGGCAAAAGACAGAGATAGAGCCTACAACGGCAGCCGGAATATAACAAGGCCAAGCCGTCTTGATGATGTCCTTCGGCTCAAGCCTGTCCGTATCCAGCTCATCTTTTTTCTCTTCGAGCAGAATCAGAGCCTTTGGGGTCGCTTTTACCGCCATAACAGTGGTGGTAATCATACCGGCAATTCCGATACCGGTGAGGATTTCCGGACTATGTTTTTTCATTGCCGTCCGTACACTCTTGGCAATGCTTGCTAAACTTTGTTTAGGCATGATTTTCTCCTTTCGGTTAAACAAATAGTAAACTTAGTTCTTCGGCTGTTTCGACTGCACTCTGAAATATAAAGCTACGCTGCTCGTCCTCGCCGTAACAAGCATACATAGCCATCTCGAACATGAAGTTTTCGATGACGGTGATTGGATCGTCGAAAGGCTTGTCCATGATTCGATCACAGATTTCATATGCAGCCCATTGCTGATACGACCTTTTTCTGAATTCATACTTTGGCCATGTGAACGATGGACTGAACAGGTGCTCGTCAACATATCGTTGAATAATCGAAACAGCCGTGCTTGCATCGCACATATCGTTCGAATAAAGAAGAAGAGCCCTTGTTAGGACTCCTCGTCTTCTTCATCGTTAAGTGCGGCAAGCTTCTCATTGATGCGTTCATCAATTTTTTCTTCCATCTTCTTCTCGTTCACCCAGTCAGTGAGGAGCGTAGCCCCCATACCTACTGCGGTAGCGACAAGACCCAGGATTTTAACTAATTTTGCATTATTCATAAAGCGAAACCTCCTTTTCGTTTTCATAAAGTGAAATGTATTTTTTGCGAACTTACAGATCTTCCATCCACTCGGCTGTCGGCTCAAAAACCATGTCAATGACATAGATCTCCATGCCGTCATCCAAAGTGAGTCGGTGATGATTAAAGTCGATCCAATAAATATCACCATTACAGTTTGACCATCCAACAGCGTCTCCGAGTTCCGTCTTTTCAAGTCCAAGAAACTCATAAAAATCATTAAGTGGAATAACCCCCGCAAACATGAAATTTCGGTTCAAATGATACTCGGCTTGGATAACCTTCTCAATGGTTGACTCAAAGTACCTCTGCGAAAAGCTGTCGTAGAAAGTTCGGGAGACTTCTGGTTCCATACCTTCGCCAAAATCGAGTGAAGAATCGTACCAACCTCCGTTAGCAGAGATACTGATATCCTTGCACTTTTCTTTGGCTATAGAGTCTATAATGGCATTATGAGCCTCCTCGCCATAGAGTTCTTTCAACTTGTCCTTATACTCTTTATAGGAACTTTGGACGAGCGCATATGCACTTGTTAGTGCCGCCTGTTGTCGCCGGTTTAGTGCGTTTGCCCACATAATACAAGCGATAGTAGAAGCTCCAAATACTACTGCCGGAACATAACATTTCCATGCAGCGATAAATGCCTCTTTCTTGGTGTATGCATATGGATCGCCATCATGTTTTTTGCGACTGTCTGCATAAACCAATGCTACTGCTCGTGGGGTTGCTTTGGCTGCGGCGATTGCAGTGACTACAACGCCGGCTGATGCTACACAAGACAAAGCAACAGGCGAGTATTTCCTAATACAAAGCCCTGACTTATGCAGCAACTTTTTAATTGCTTGGTTTTTATTCATGTCTTTTCTCCTTTCATGTTTTATTATTCCATTTCCCTTAGAAGGTCTAAAATGTTCGCTGCCATTTCACTGGCAGACTGAAACATAAGACTTGTGTTCGGATTTACCCTTGCATACTTGGCGGTCTTCATCATGAATTCATGTGTAAGCTTACAGAATTCATCGATGGACCCTTCTCTTCGAGGGTAAATGTGTTCGGCGATAAAATCCCTGAGCTCGTCGACAGCCCATTGTGAGTAACTCGCTTTTTTATAATCTTCAGTCCATTTACCAAACAACGGCGGCAGCCAAGCGTCCATGCGGTACATGTCATACAAGATTAAATCAAACTGATCGATGCTCATGTCTTTTCTCCTTTCATGCGAAAATAAAAAGTAAGAGAGACTGTATCGGACTCGAACCGATGACCTCCACGGAAGTGTGGCGCTCTACCAACTGAGCTAACCCGTCTCTCATAATAAGGCTTGTAATTTTCGCGCGGTAAAAAGAAAAGAGCCGTTGTTAGCAGCTCTTTTCCGGTTTTACAAACCAATACTTTTCAGGATTTTAGTCAGTTCATCTTTCTCAAGATCGGCATCTATATCCAAATGAACATGTGTCTTTCCATCAACGACCGTGGCATTTACCTCATTCAAATTCAGTTTTACATCATAACCGAATTTCTTTCGGATTGCCAAACTCGCCAATTTCGAGATAATGCTCGTAGTGAATTTAGAACCAATTTTCATTTCGTCCATGCTCCTTTACTCCTTTCGAATAGCATCGTTTTCCATAATAGGAGCTGTAATTTTGGCGAAAAGAAAAGAGCCGTTGTTAGCGGCTCAATCCTCAATAAATCCAGTTTTCTTTTGCAAAGAACAACGGTATTGCGATAAACGCAAAGAATACTAACGCTGTTGCATCTTTGTCAATAAGTACCGGTAAGTACCCACAAATAAGTAATACTACAGCATATAGCTTGTTCTTTAGTGTTTTCATAATCCATGTCTCCCTTCAAAATTCAATGGTTTTCATAAAGGGAGATGCGTTTTTTGCGCTTAGATATCCCGTCTATCGAATACGGTTTCCCATCGTTCTTTCTGAATTGGTTTCATTTTTAATGCCCACATAATTTGGCGAACCGTTACAGTAGGGTATAGTCCGTCCGTACAAGCCCCAGCCCTCATTTCAAAGTATTCTCGAAAATCAGGGTGCAAATATAAAGCGTCAGTAATCCAAGGGTCAACTTCGCTCCACCATGTACTTTTCGTCTCGGAGTCAAATCGTTGCTGAATTACTGCTAAACCTCTTTTCTCAATTCTGTAGAGAGTGCAGCTATTGTAAACCGGATGCTCGCAAATATAACGCTCGCCATACAAGGACAAGTAAATTTCCGGTTTGTCAAAGTGGTATCGCATATCCATCACCTATAAAAAGAAAAGAGAAAGAGCCCTCGTCAGGACTCCTTTCCCTTTGCTAATAGTCTTAATTAGTCGTCGCAGATTTGATCTCTGGTCGGATATAGAGCATCATATTCTTCATCGTTCTCCATACCATAATGCTCTAAATCGACGGAGTGACCGCAAGCAGGACATACTAAAGTATCTTCCCACTCGTCTTCAAATTCCATAAGTCCTCCGCATTCACTGCAAATATACCGTCCAGTAAGTAAACCGTCTCTCTGCGCGTCGTTAAAAAAGCTCATTGCAAATTACCTCCTTGATATTGTGTGGCACTATTAAGTATAGCGGCCATCAGTATTTTATCAAGAGATAAAAAGCACTTTTACATCTCTCACAATAGCCCTTGTAAATTTCGAGCAGGAGAAAAACGAAGAGAACGTGTTGCATACACGAACTCTCCGCTTTTGGAACCGGTTTATTTCTTAGTCGGTCTGAATCGACTGAATAAACCTCTGAATGTCTGGGAGGTGAAAGTTCCGTCCTGTTCGAACTTGAAACCTCGTCTCATCCAAACGCCGTAGAACATCAACGGCAGCACCAGCTCAGCGGCAGCCATACCAAATCTGAAGTATCGATCTTTGACAGACTCTGCCATTTGAGCCGTCTTGGACTCTTGATCGATTTCACGATTCTCGATCTTGTCCAGACGCTCATAGGTATTCTTATCCTCTTCGAGCTTCAGTTTGTACAGCTTCGTCAAGCTATCCACTGCCGTGGTATGCTCCTGGCTTCCAGATTCGAGAGATCCCAAGCGCTTAATTTCGGCTTTGATCTCCTCTTCCAACAAACTTCTGTTTTCTTCACCCATATTCGTTTCTCCTTTCGTTTTAATAGGGTTCCATAAAAGGAAGTGTTATTTGTGCGGAATAAAGTCTTCACGCTTCACTTCCAATAGGATAGTTCTTTGAGCTATAATTTCATTAACGCTCTTTTTCAGTTCAAGAAAAAGATAGGGTCCGTCCGGATCAGACTTGTCAATACGCAGAAAACCAACTGGATGTTTTCGGCGAATGATAGATGAGACGACAAACCCAATCATAATTCCGACAACTACATAGACAACTTCCACGGTGATCTCCTTTCAAATTGTTTTTCAAAAATTTCAACCCGGGGATTTTTCCAGATACTAATTTAACACATATACCTGTCACCTCCATCCGGGTTTTAATCTAAGTTAGAAAAAAAGAAAGAGCCAATGCTATAGTGCATCAGCTCTCACTTCTCCATAAAGGACACTGTTATTCTTGCGAACCCTCGTAGACGATCTTCTTCCGTAAGTCAGACCAGGTTATATATCGGTCTTTACGGCATACGGGGCAATAGAACTTGCTTACTTTACCTCCGATGTCTGTCAGCTCACTGCTGTCGGCTTCAAGCCTGCTCTGGCAATTCGGGCAGTTGAAGCGATAGACTTTTTTCACTGCAATATCTACAATCTTCATTACTGTCTCTCCTTACTAAGTAGCCAGAAAAACCGTCTGTACAAGTCGTAATAAACATCCTTGCAACATGGGATGCCGGTTCTGGCTTTCAAATGGTCGTATGAAATACCCTCCGTTATAGCTTCCAAAATATAACATGAAAGCTCTTCGTCCGTTTCTTTTGCAACCTGTTCCACCATCTTCATGCGATCGGCATAGTACAGCCTCTCATCAATGTGCTTGGTAACGGGATCACTAACAACATTCGTTTTGTAGGGCGGCACTAATTGAGGCCATGAACCCGGATAGTCTATCAACGAATTGTACGCATGACGCCACAACGGGTATTGCAAGCAGAAATGCTTCAATTCGTAATAGCGGTGTTTCTCGATCCAGTAACGATTAGTCTCGGAAAGTTCTGGTCGTATCAATGTACTCATGCGCGTTCACCCCTCCATATATAGCCGGTCTCCTGCCAGAGGAGCTTAGGTGAAATATAAAAGTTGATGCGTCCGTACTTAGAGTTCATTTCCTCTAAATTCGTAACGAGCTTCCCACTCCGAGTAGCTTTTCCGATCGGCAGCCACCCAGATACGATGCCGGCTCGAATCCAGGATGCGTCTTTCCCGTAGACTCGTGCTGCAACTGCCACCGGGACAGACCCCGATGCAAATATAATTTCTTCCATTGGCGTTTGCCTCCTTTCAATCGCTATTTTAGGTTAAGAACGGCTGTTAGTAAAAACAACCTCGGTGGAAACAAGCGCCAGCGAATCATAGTCATTTCACAAGGATAATCTTCAAACCCCAAAGTTTCACAAGTAATAAGACCTTCGAGCACGCCGATAATAATATCTGCTTCATACTGTTTATACGGAAATATAAAGTCAGGAAGCTCTCGATGAACTGCATGGCATTTGCAGCACCGAAGTCTTCTAATAGCTACCCATTTTTTGTTTCCGAATTTCGTCCGTACCAATCTTTGAACATGATCGTAGTATTTAAGCTGCCCTCCACATTTGGGGCAAATTGATTGGTTATCACTAATCATATCTCATTTCTCCCTAAACTAATAAGAAAAGTTGGAATGTAGGAGTTGACATTCCTACACTTATGATATATGATTACTAATAGCAAATCAATGGGGAAGGTGATAATAATGCTGATAAAATGTCCTGAATGCGAATTACAAGTAAGCGACAAAGCAGTTTCTTGTCCTCACTGTGGGTTTCCATTACAGCCAAATATAAAGCCAAGAAAACCTCGAAATAAGAACAATAAACGCCGTAGACTGCCAAATGGTTTCGGGCAGATCAGTGAGATCAAGAATCGGAATCTCCGCAATCCATTTCGAGCTATGATAAGTGTCGGAAAGGATTCGAACGGACGGCCTATCTGTAAACCTCTTAAACCGGAGTCCTATTTTCCAACATACAACGATGCATACGCTGCTCTCGTCGAGTACAATAAGAACCCTTACGACCTTGAACCGTCTATCACTATGAAAGAGCTTTACGAGAAATGGCTTGCCGAATACGAGAAGACAGTTAAAAGCACTCGTTCGGTAGCTTCAGCATGGGGGTATTGCTCGGCCGTATATGATATGCGAGTCAAAGATGTCCGCGCTCGTCATGTAAAAGGTTGTATGGATGAAGGCATATCGAAGGTTCGAGGCAAAGAAAAAACACCAAGTGCATCCATGAAGAACCAGATTAAGTCTTTGTTTAACTTGATGTTGGATTATGCCTTGGAGTATGAGCTTGTTGACCGAAACTATTCGCGAACTTTTAACCTCAGTGAGGAAACAATCAAAGAAATCGTCACAGTTAAGAACGAGCATATTCCTTTTACGGACGAAGAGATGGACTTGCTTTGGAAACACGCTGATGATAAAATGCTTGTAGATGTCCTGCTCATTCAGTGCTATTCTGGTTGGCGACCCCAGGAACTTGGTTTGCTGGAATTAAAGAAT